AACGCGCAATCTATCGAAGTTATTCTCAACAGAAACGTATGGATTATCAATTTCAATCTTTGTTAGATCGGAAAAATAGTTAAAAACCATTTCTTTAACAATACAAATGGGATGATCTTCATTTCGATAAAGGCATCTATCTATTTTATCACTGATGCTGTGAGGTATATTGCTCATTTTCCACACCTCTATAAAAGAATCCATTAATGTAATTTCTGTCTTGAGAGAAAACAGGTATTTCAGTGTCTACTACCCACTCAGAACGCTGCGCCATAAAGACCTCTCCAGTCTTAGGGTTCTTTCCTTCTTTTAGAGTCGTCTGTTTGACAATGCACCTACCTCTTTTTTGAGTAGTAGGGCAGTCATTCCAATTTATACCTTTCTGAAAGCACAGCTCCTGTAGCTCGGCGTTAGCCTTGTTCTCTAGCTGCTTGTGAGAGTATAGGGTTCTTGCCAGCATTTGGACAGAGTTGCGTGTTGCATCCTGCTGTCGCCACAAAAAGTAGTTACAAACCTCAGATTCTGGAAGAATCCAGGCACGACAATCAAAATAAGCCGGCTTCCTAATAGGAATGCAAACTGGATAACCATCACCACCTTCAACGCAATCATCGCCCCAAATTTTATCAGAAATCATGGAAAAAGTAACGCCAGCCATAGAAGCAGCTACACTAACCATCTTCTGAAGATTATTTTCAAACCAAGGTTGAGTATCTAAAGTCTGATAGTTATTAATCAATATAGAAATTTCATCTGATTGAACATAAGCAATTTGTGATCCTTGAATATTTTCGCAAAGAAATTTTGCGGTTTCATCCATACAGTCTACCAAACCCTTGTCTACGGGGCGTTTACAGCCCTTGGTATAGGTATGAAATGCTTTACCATCAATTCGAAGGATTACTGGCATTCTAATTGGTAATGTAATACGATATGAGTCTTCATAAGACTTCATACGATCGCCTAAACTATCTTTTGACATAATGTTATATCCTATATAATGAGAAAAACTACAATAGCTTATATTAAAGCTGCCTTACGCCGAACTTGGGGAAAATCAAAACAAAGACAAGGCGCGCTAAACGCAGCCAAAATATCTTATGGAATATATAAATGTGCCTTATGTAAAACACATACTAGGCGCAAAGACATAAATGTCGATCATATTGTAGCAATTGGTAGATTTACTACTTTTGATCTTTATATTGAAAGACTATTTTGTGATACATCAGGATTAAGAGTTTTATGCAAAGCATGTCATAAAGTCAAAACCAAATCAGATGTCAAGAAAATGAATAAATAATTACTTTAATACTTGTAACTTTTTAATTACTTTGGGGGCTTCGCTTCTACGCATCGGATAAAGACCAATTACGGTTTCGCTTCCCGATGCAATTTCAGTTAAACCAGCATCAACAACAACGATGCTGGTGTGTCCTTCCACAAAAGAGGCTTTTACTTTTACCCACTCTTTATCATCGGCTCGTAAAACTACTTTACGAAATGAAGTGGATAACCATTCTTCAAAAAGATTAGTAAGAGATAATAGGTTTTCATTACTAATATCCCGTTTCCAGTTATAAAGATGCTCCCGAAATAACATTAACAGCATTTGAGAAGCATGAGCACATTGCGCGCAGGCTTTTCCAATAGACATGCCCAATGATTCTCGGACAATCAAATACATTACAATCGGGTCTTCTTGTGAAGCTCGCTTCGCAACTGCTTCCGGTGAATTGTGGTCTTCCATACCGGCAAAATAATCATTAAAATAGGCAAGTCAACCCCCGCCAATATTAAAAATTAACCGCCATAATTTGTTTTCCAATAAGGAAAGCCCAATAGCTTAAATAAGTCTAATGGATTAGCAGTAGCATTATATTGAGTTCTTGTAATACTTCCATAACTTACTGCTACAGGATCGGTTGGAGTATATTTTACAATAGAATTATCGGCAAAAATAACACTGCTACCATTGCCGCCAAATAAGAAAAGTCTATCGCCTATAATTCCTATTTGCGATTGGGCTACTTGTCCTGGAATTGTTTTCAATGTATCTGACCATAAAAGAGGTGTCGATAAATTACAACTTAATATTCTAGTTAATGTTGCAGTTGGGAAAGTGGGTCCAATTAAATATCCCTTGCTGGCAACCGTAAAGAATTGGCTATAACAAGAAGCCATTGGCATCGCCCCTACGACAGACCAAGAAGTTGCACTTGTCCTTGCGGCTCTATAAATATTACTAGTTGGTGAATCGGCAGCCAACAAACCTCCAAACAAATAAATGTAACCATCTACAATGCCAAGTTGGGAACCATATAGTTTGGTTGGCAAAGACGCCCCGGTATCTACCCAAGCCAACGGGTTGGTCACCGATGCTTTGAAGATAACTTCACTGGCGTAGTTAACCTCATATCCGCCATATAAATATAAATATCCATCAGCAATGCATAGCGATGAGCTATGAAGGTTTCTTGGCAATAGGTGCCCATGGTCAGTCCAAGATAATGGATTTGTTAGTGGAGCAGAGAAAATATTATCTATCGCTACGTCTTTATTGAGCCCACCAAACATATACATATAGCCGTCAACAACAGCTAATTGTGATAAACAAACAGAATTAGGCAATGTAGCACCAGTATCTGCCCAATCAGCAGGGACGTTTAAATCTGTTCTAAAAATTTTGTTAGTAGTGCCATAGCCATCATTACCATAACCATCTAAAGATCCGCCAAATAGATAGGCATATCCATCTACAATTGCTAGCTGTGAATTGTATACTGCTTTTGGCAAAACCCTATAAGAAGTGTTCCAGCTTAAAGGATTTGGTAAATTAAAATCTACGACCGCATAACCATCTGCAATAGAATAGGCTACTACATCTAGAAGTGGTTCAGGACCCGACTTTAGCCCGGCGTAATAATACCCGTCAAAATCAGGAGTATCATTAACAACCCAAGTTCTATATTGTGTCGGAGATGAATTAAAATCCATTCCTACCATTTTGTAGCGCACCATGTAAATATGCGGGTATATAGATAGTATGGCGCATTACATCTACTGCATCACCAATAAACTAAATAATAAAAGCTACATAGGGCAAAGTGTGGATGTCGAGAATCGATGGAAAAGGCATATTGGAGATGCCAAAAGAACAAGTGGCAAAACTGCACTAACTAAAAAATTCGCCATACAAAATGCCGTTGCAAAATATGGTGAAAATAATTTTACATGGCAAATAATTGATCAATTAAATACTATCGATGAAGCTAATGAAGCAGAAGAATTTTATATATCTTATTTAGAAACATTATCTCCTAATGGATATAATTTAATTCCTGGCGGAGCAAATCATCATCCTACAATAATGGTAAAACAAAAAATAAGCGATAAATTAAAAATAACAAGCTTTTTTATTGGAAAACAAGGGAGCAATCATCCAAACTATGGAAGACAACTTACCAATGAAATAAAGGTAAAACAGAGAGCTAAACTTAGTGGAAATAATGGTCCAAATAAAAAAATTAATTCAGATATTGCTAAAGATATTTATATTAAATATCTAAATAATATTACTTTAACTGCAAAAGATTTGGCAAATGAATATAATTTATCGCACGTGACAGTACTTAATATTTTAAATAAAAGATCTTGGAAAGATGTATTAAAAGATTTGCCCCAAATTATTATGAGACAAGGGGCTAAAAGAGGTAATAAATAATTTATTCATCTTTTTTATCATCATATTTAGAATATTTACTTGGTTTTGATACTAAATAAAGTTTTGATTTAGATCTAGTAACTGCTACATAATAAAGATTCGCCTCTTCACCAACTACTTCTGGTCCGTATCTAAACGTGTTGATGAGAATGAAAACATTATCGCGTTCCAAGCCCTTGGCACGATGAACAGTTGAAAGTATAACTTTAGCATTATCAGCAACATCATTAAACAACTTTTCTATAGTTTCTTTGAGATCCTTTATCGTCAAAGTTCCTTCACATAGGTTCAATAAGCATTCCGCTTTATCCTCACATATTTCAATATTCTTTTTCTCGGATAAGAGCCTTTTGATCTCTTGATCTTTCCAGTTATTAACATAAGTGATAAAAGCATTAATAGTTTTAGCCTTAGACTTCTTAATAAAATAGATTAGATTGGCGCCAATATCACGCCCTTGAATATTAGCCGGAACCCCCGCCTTCAACAATGCCATACAGTGTTTAATTAAAGGGGCATTAGTTCTAGATAAAATGAAATCTCCTGGCTTCACTGTTTTAAGCAATAGTCCAACATCCAAGTCAATAACCTCTCCATCGGGAGAATCCTTATGCGCCACAATGTCTGGGACAATTTCTTGGGCAAGCGCTACCACCTTCTTGGGGCAACGATAAGTGACCGACAGTGGAAGAGTCTTTGCCTTAAGCTTATTTATAAAGTTCGGCATAGCTTCGCTATCTGCACCTCGGAACTGATAGATGCTTTGAGCAGGATCGCCTACCGCAATAATTCGACCATCTGGTTTAACAGCAGACATAACCATTGCCATTTGGGCAGCATTTAAGTCTTGAGCTTCATCTACAAAGACCACATCAAATTTACCAACATTAAGTCGATAAACAAATGGAAACCAAATCATATCATCAAAGTCAATAACTTGCTTTTGAGACTTGGCTTTAGCTAAGGTTTTGAGAACGTGGTCAATAAAAACCTCTCGTGAGAGGTCAAATATTTCAATACCAAATCTATCGATTAAATCATCAACCCCTTTGGGAGTATCGAACAGAAAGCCCTTGCAGAGAGATACGCATTTACAGATACTTTGATTAAGCTCCCATAAATCATAGTCTTCGCCAATGATGCCGGCAACAATCATTCTAGATTTGTCTTGCTCTAAAATTACATTACCAAAGCTTTGTTTGATGGCTCGAAACCCAAGCGAATGTAATGTCATTACATCAACATAGGATGGCGCGCGCTGTTTTAATTCATCGGCAATAGACTTATTAAAAGCTACCATAAGGGTCTTTTTACCCTTTGGTAAATATCTAAATCCCTCAACAATGGTTGAAGTTTTGCCAGAGCCAGCTCTAGCAATAACTACCGTATGATCTGTTGCTTTGGCGATATCTCGGAATATATCCTTCTGAAAATCAGACCATTCTCTCTTGGGATTATGTTTAATAATGTGAGAATTATCGGGCTTCTTGGGAGGAAATTTGCTAAACTTTTTTGACATTCGGGAATCTTCTTTCCAAATCAGCAACTACCTCTGCGCCAATTTTTCGATTTTCTTCTTGCCGCTTGGCGTCATTATCGCCGCTGCCTTCATTATGCTTTGACTTTATATCGGGGATGCCCGACTTATCTCTTAATAAAATTGCTGCCTCATAAGCAATTTTTAGCCAATGAGTTTGCACATCATCGGGCACACAACAAATATTAGAATAATCTTTTGAGACGGGATAAAAGGGCAACTTATCTCCCTTCCAAACCTTCTCATTATAAGAATTTAAAGTATCCTCATCTTCAACCTCTTCAGGCAATCCCAAAAGACGACGAGCTTCTTTCCCGGAATTTTTGACTCTATCAATTATCTCTTGAAACTCATTCATTTCTTTTCGAGAAGATTTAAGAGCCAAATGATCTGATGGATTAAGTTCAATTAAACACCCATCTAACCAATCGTATCCATTACCAATAACAAAAAATAAATGATCTAAAATACGATTGCGGTCTGGAAAAAGGTCTGGATAATTCTTTTGACACTTTTTAAAAAGTTTATTAGAAGAAAGAATTCCCTTCTTTTTAAAAGTCTCAATCCAATCAATGGCTCGTTTCATTGCCTCATCACGAGTTTTACCGGGAGTTAATCCTATGCCAACTTGGTCGTCAAAACCTGGGGCAGTATACTCTTTACCATCTATTTTATGTGAATATTTAATAAATATTTTACACTGATGAATTGATCCAAATTCCCATGTCATTGCTGAAAATTTGTTATTAACATGACAAACATATTTTTTGTCATAAGAATCTACCTTTTCCCAAGTATAGGTGCCCATTTTTAATCCAGCCATAATTAGCTCCTTGGAAAGAAAGATTTTGCAGATCGATTATATAGCTGGCTATCCAACTCTACAAGTCTATTAAAATCTTCTACCTTATAAAAAGACTTATCGATTGTCTTCATTCCATATTTAGCCCCAAATAAGGCTCCAACAATGGCTCCCGTAGTGTCGGTATCACCACCAGCTTTGATGGCAGCTAAG